GGAGGGGCTTTGAAAAGCCTGACGATGCTCTGGATGAAACTGGCACACGAGTGTGCCAGTAGATGTTGCACTAGCGCCACCTTCGACTGCAAAACAGTCGAACGTCGGTCTAAATACGAGGGGTTGTCGTTTCTCACGATAACCCTACCTACGTTTGGAAAGGACCTCGAAAAAGGTCTAGACCAAATGAAGGTCGATCGCAGTCTCTTCCAGGGTTTTACCTGGAGAGCAGGTCTCCCCCTATTTCTAGGAGGTTTCCTCGATCGTGTATTTGACCGTTCTAGTGGTGTCTTGCTCGATGAGCCAGACATAGATGCAATTCGAAGCATCCGTCAGCTTACGCTGATGTTTGCTAAGATCCAACTCAAGTGCAGCGATGCACGTGAGAGGGCTGCTATGTCCAGCTACATTGAGTGTGAGAAGGAGGTGAAAGCACATGACGCAAAATTGTCGTCAGCCGACATGGCTGATTTCAATCGCGTTAGTGCTATCCTGTTTAGGGATCTTCTTACCGAAGTTGACCGAAAGGTTTACTACGGTGAGATTACGCCTAAACACGGCCCAGGTGCGACAGCTGATAAACTCCGCGGAAACGCGAAGTATCGGCAGTCTACCTGGACCGATCGTCTGGAAGAGATCTTCCCTTCAGGGGAATTTCTGCTTCCAAGCTGGAGTTATTACAGCCAGCTCGACGATGTTACCCTCCTCGAACCCGGATCTGAGAAGCCCGTACGGGTCATCTCAGTTCCTAAGACACAAAAGACACCCAGAATCATCGCGGTGGAACCTACTGCTATGCAGTACGCACAGCAGGGTATCCTCGAGGCGATTCTGGAGGCACGTTTCTCAGGTCAAGTTCGAAAGAACTCTCCCTGGGTTGCGTCCATGTTCAGAGTCGAGGACCAGGGACTAAACCAGTCTATGGCACTCGAGGGATCGCTGAAAGGCAATCTCGCAACACTCGATTTGAGTGAAGCATCTGATCGTGTCTCTAATCAGCTCGTACGAGGTCTATTGCGCAACCACCCACATTTGCATCGGGCGGTTGACGCTTCCAGATCTCGGAAGGCTGATGTTCCTGGCCATTCTATCGTACGTTTGGCCAAGTTCGCGTCTATGGGTTCAGC